TAGGTTCAACAACCAGCAGGGTGTCGGACCGGATTTTGACGTAGCACAGATCAACCTTGACACACAAAAATTAGTTGTCAGTGAAAAATCTCAGCTCACAGAAGACAGGGCGGAGGCTTTTAAAAACTCTAAAGAAGAGGGTGCAAAAAGAAGATATGAAAATGATGGAGCATATATTCCTATCATAAAAAAAAAATAAAAGGTCAAAATAAGGAAGCATAAATTAAAGTATGATCAACAACACACAAGGATTCTCAGACACGCACGACAACCAGAAGGAATTCAATGAGGCCAACCACGCCAAGGATTACGGGCCATTCCTGGCCACAGTCAAGTACGTGGAAGATCCCCTAAGGATGGGGAGGCTGGGAGTTAACATTCCCGCACTGACACACACGACGTTACCATCACAGAGACAGATAGTTTGGTGTCAGTATCTCTCACCATTCTATGGTGCCAAGACCATCAGGGCAGTGTCGGAAACCAGTCCTTACGATTACAGGGAAACGCAACACTCCTACGGAATGTGGGCGGTGCCACCAGACATAGACACAGAGGTGTTGGTCGTGTTCGCGAGGGGAGACAAGACTGCCAACTCTGCATTCTGGATAGGATGTGTGCAACAGCCACTGGTTAACCAACAGGTGCCCGGCTACGGATCTTCTAGCAACACAGAGTACAACTCTTCTACCAACAGAGAACGGGGGAGAGGCCAAAATGCCGGAGTAAAAGGACAAAATACGTATGGAACAGAATTCCTTCCATCCGGGGAGAAGAACCAAAGGAAATATGGATCCGGAGAATCGATAGGGAATCTTAACGATTGGAAGTATCCCATAAACGATGTACTCGCAGACCAGTTACAGAGGCAGGGATTGGTGCAGGATCCTGTGAGGGGAACAACGTCGAGCTCGGCCAGGAGAGAATCACCGAGCAAAGTATTTGGGATGAGCACCCCGGGACGTATTCGTGGAGATTCGAGAACTGTCAACATAGGGGTGGACAACGGCCCGGTCAAGACAGACAGGAACCCGGGACACAGTTTCGTCATGGACGACGGGGCGGAGAATGGCACCAACCAACTGACGAGATTGCGTACAGCATCGGGACATCAAATTTTAATGCACGACACGGAAGGTGTGGTGTACATAGCCAACGGTTCGGGAAACGCATACATCGAGATGCAGAAGAACGGACGTATAGACGTCTACTCCGGCGTAGGTGGTATCAACCTGAGGACAGAGGGAGACATGAATTTCCACTCAGATCTCAACATGAATTTTCATGCCAACGGACAGGTAAGGATGAGTTCGGCCAAGGAGATGATCCAATCCGCCGATGCGATACTGACAGTTGGGGAAAAAGGTATCTTACAGAGTTCGCCCGCGGGTGGTATACAAGCATATGCTGAATCGTCTATCTCATCATTCACTCCGGGACAGCAGTTGCACGGGGCCGGAGGACAGATACATCTGGCAGGAGCACAGGTACACATGAACTCAACAAAAGCGAGTCCACTATGGGGGCCAGCATGGCTGACCAAGGAAAAGGCAGGCATGGAACTGCGAGAAGAGGGCGATGTCGAACTGGCAGGGAAACAAGAGGGTAAAAGACCATTAAAATCTTTCACCAGGAAGACCAAGACCACGGTGCACAGATTTGTAACACATGAACCCATGTTCAGGGCCAGCGTCATAGACAGTGACAGTATAATTCCAGTGGGCGCCGATAACAAGAAGAAGTGGCTTCAAAAGGCCAACACACCAGGCACTCCCGAGTACATAAACCAACAGCTCAGATTGAACGAGAACAGTGCGATCCGTGACGCAATTTACCAGGCAGATGCAGTGCAATGGGTCAAACAGAATATAGGTGACAGCACCAACGCCGTCAAGGCCAAGGAACTTCTGACCGAGTTCGGAACCAAATACAACGAGATATATGGCATAACTGAAAAGATAAATCTGCCGTTCGACATCAAGGACAGTATTTCAGAGAAGTTCAAGGGGCTGGATTTCAATTCTCCCCTCAAGGACCTGACCAGTAATCTCACCACACAGGTTGTGGAGAAATTCACAGGCAAGAGCACAGAACTGTTCAAGGACAATGTTTTCGTCAACAGTGCGGGAGAGTTGTTCACACTGGGGAGCAGTAGCGGAAACGTTTTAGATGAATTTGGAACAAGTGGAAACGTATATGGTACAGGTACAAATGACGTGTTGACAAACGTAAAGGGCATAAGTGGCAACATAGACCTGCTGAACAGCAGTCTTAATTCCGTGCAAGGACTGACCAAGAATCTGTCGTCCGGGAACATAGAAGGTACCATAGCCAATCTCAACAGCATAACCCAGACCTACAAGAGCGTGGTGGGTGGCCAGATAGTGGGCATGAACCAAGTCAAGAGCCTAGCAACCAAGGTGGGACTGTTCAATGCCAGGGATGCCGCGAGGGGCGGACAAACTTTTTCAGAGAACGTGGGTGTGAATTTATCAGACAAGATAGGAAACATAGGCGGCAAGGTCAAGAGTTTCTTCGAAGGTTTCAAGTGGAGCGATGTGAGACTGAAAGAAAACATCAAATTAGTTGGAAAGTCACCCGATGGTATCAACATTTATTCGTTTAAATACAAGCAGTCAGCAGGGACATACGAGGGCGTGATGGCACAGGAAGTTCCATGGGCGAGACAAATGACAGACACAGGATTCTACATGGTAGATTACAGCAAGGTGGATGTTGAATTCAGGAGATTGAACTAATGGCATACGGAGATTCAGGATCAGGAAATTTATCCAACAAGACAGTGACATTCAAAGGTTTCAGTTCACGTGCGGACAAGAAGAACTTCAAACTGTACGATTTTGAGTGTGCCAAGCAGGATCTGATCAACAGGTTAAGCATACGTAAGGGCGAGAGGGTGGAGAACCCGGAATTTGGTACTATAATATATGACGCCATATTCGAACCGTTCACGGATGTACTGAAAGATGCCATTGTCGAGGACATCACAGCCAACCTAAATGCAGATCCACGTATATCCACAGAGGAGATACTAGTGACAGAAGCTGACAAGGGCATAGCAATACAGGCAACTATAACATATGTTCCCCTGAATATCACCGAGAAACTGAGATTTGACTTCGATGAGAACTCACTCTTACGCCTATCTTAAAGTACGCACATTTCCTAACACATAAATATCGTTGTATATACTATGGCCACAACAGATAGACAGAACCGATTATTAGTTGCCGAGGATTGGAGGAAAATCTACCAATCATTCCAACAGGCAGATTTCAAGAGCTACGACTTCGAGACACTTCGAAGAACCATGGTGGCATACCTTAAGGAAAATTATCCAGATGACTTTAACGATTTTGTTGAAAGTTCGGAGTATGTTGCACTGGTAGATCTGATAGCCTACATAGCACAGGCACTTTCTTTCAGAGTGGATCTAAATGCAAGGGAAAATTTCCTGGAGACCGCCGAGAGAAGAAACTCTATTTTGCGATTAGCAAGACTTATCAACTACAATGCAAAGAGAAACAAACCAGCAACAGGTCTTTTAAAAATTGATGCTATATCCACGTCACAAGATGTTGCAGATTCGTCAGGAACGAATCTTGCAAACAGCACAATACTGTGGAACGATTCAGCAAATTCAAATTACAGAGAACAGTTCACTTCGATACTGAATGCGGCCAACCAGACAGGACAACTTTTTGGTTCACCGAGGGAGTCGGGCACAATAGGCGGAATATCAACAGAGATTTATACTCTGAGTTCTAATCAATCCGACCTTCCTATATTTTCTTTCAACAAATCCATTGGTGGAACAACCAGGCAATTCGAGATAGTTCCGAGCTCGATAAATGATTCAGAATCTATTTACGAAGCAGATCCAGTAATAGGATCGGGCCTGACGTATACATATAGGTCAGATGGATCTGGTGACAGCTCCAACAACACAGGGTTCTTCTTTCTCTTCAAGCAGGGAATAATGCAACAGACAGATTTTAACGTAGACACAGCAGTGACCAACTATGTCCAATCATTACAGGCCTCTAACGTCAACGATACAGACGTTTGGTTATACAAGTTAGATCAGTTTGGCCAACTGTTAGAAAAATGGACAGGGGTACCAACACTGTCAGGCAACAACGCAATCTATAATTCACTAGCAAAGTCAGAAAGAAATACCTACAACGTTGTGACGAAAGTGAATGACTCCATTGACCTTGTGTTCGGAGATGGAAACTTCTCCAACTTGCCCTTGGGAACCTTTAAAACATACTACAGAACCAGCGACAATGCCAAGTTTGCAATACAACCAGCAGACATGCAGAACGTACAGTTAGTAGTTCCATACGTGGATGCCAACGGTGCACAGCAGACACTGACACTAACAATCAGTCTCAAGTCGTCTGTGTACAACAGTGCCGC